GTGGTAAAATTAATTCTATTACCGAGCGACTGAGAAGTCTGTTGTCTGTGGTGGATTACGAAGAAATACAGTTTGATAAGAATCCCTACTTACTTCCGTTTAATAATACTTGTTATGATTTAAAAACTCATAATTGGGTTGGAACTCGTCGTGAGAATTATATATTGGAAACAACTGGTTATAACTGGGTTATGCCTACAGAAGAACAAGTGGATAAAATTGGTAAACTTGTAGATGAAATATTTCCAGACCCAGACATTCGGCAAGAATACATTCATTACTTAGCAACTGGTTTATATGGAATTCCTATTGAGAAATTCATATTTGCGAGTGGTGGAGGCGGTAATGGGAAGGGTGTGATAAATGAATTACATTTGGAAACACTCGGTAATTTCGGTTATTCAGCAAACAATGCTGTCTTACTAAATCCGCTGAAGGACGGTGGTAATCCAGCAATTGCTAATATGTCTGGAAAACGGTTTATTAATTACCGAGAACCAGATGAAAAAAAATCACTTAACTTATCAGCAATTAAGGAATTAACTGGTGGTAAGGGTATTTGTGCTCGTAAGTTATATTCTAATGAAGACAAGGTAGAATTAGTTGGGACTCATATTCTAGAGTTAAACAAGAAATGCCCTATGGTTGGTGATTTGGGTGATAGTATTATGCGAAGACTTCGTGATATTCCATTCGTGTCTACATATACTACCGACAAAGACTTACTGAAACGAAAGAAGGAACTTAACCATATCTTCAAGGCAAATCCATATTACAAGACTATTGAGTTCCAAAATGAATTTAAGTATGCTCTATTTATATATCTAATTCGGTATGCGAAGAAATGGGAAACAGATAATGCTGGATATAATGTGTGTAGTCGGTTATATGTCTCTAATAAAATTACTGAACGGACTAAAAATTATATAGAAGACAATGATAATATATTTATGGTGTTAAAACAACACTATACGAAGGATATGTCTAATAAAAACAACTATGTTAAATTTAAGGAATTCTGGTCGTTTTTTAAGGATAGTGATTTCTACAGAACATTATCCAAACACGAACAAAACAAACAATACAGCGAGAAGAATGTAGTAGAACATCTTAAGACTTCTACATCTACACGAATATTTTTTAAGGATGTATTAAGTTTTAAGAAACCAAATGGTGATGTAGTTAGTTATAAGAATGTCTTAAGATATTGGCGATTAAAAACAACCGACGAAATAATTAAGGAACAACTTGAGCAAGGCGGAAGCGACGACGAGTTGGAGTTTGAATACTGATAAAAAAGCAGTCCCGAGTTTACTGTATCCTAAATAATACATAGTTTATCTTAGATTAATAATATATTTTTTTATTATATATGGTTAGATTTAAAATTGTCCCCAAAGTTATTGAGAGTGCTGATGGTGAGGTAGAGTGGAAACAAGAAGACGACACACCACCACCAAGTCCGCCGCCAGAACAAGAACCTATCCCAGAAACAGAGTTAAAACGAGAACGAAGAAAAAAGAAGTTAAGTGAGGCACAACTCGCAGCATTGGAAAAAGGCAGAAAAAGAGTTCAAGAAAACAAGAGACAGAAAGAATTAAAAAAAATGAAAGAGGACGCAGAATTTATTGAAAAAGGAATACAACAGACTAAGTCAGCAAAACAAAAGAAAACCGACTTAAAAAAATCAACAAAAGAATCTAAAATTCGGGAAACTTTACTTGCTAAAAAAAAAAGAAAAGAATGGGAAACTCACAGAAAAGAATCGTGGGAGTTAATGCGAGAATCTACATTGGAAAAATGTGAAACTATTGAGGATTTTGATGAACTAAGTCAACATTTAGATACTATAGAAGATGAGGAGATATTTGACGATGAAAAGTTAAAAATCAAGTTAAATAAAATCTATGATACATATAAGTATGTCCCAAAAGAAACTGGATTCGCAGAAGAATAAATACGACCCAAAGAATTATGAAATTCTACCCTTGAAAAAATTAGATAAAGATGAAGTCGGTGAAGTTGATTTTGATATATTACCTAACCATCCATTTTTAGCATATGTGATTGGTGCTGTAAAATCTGGTAAAAGTCTGTTTATGGCAAATCTATTTTTTAATCCAAACTTCCCATACAAAGAACTATTTGATGTTAAGATTTTAATATCCAACACCGCATACAATGATAAGATTATGAAACCTATCTTGGAACAATTTGACTTTGTCTTTACAGATTACAACGATGCTCTAATGGAAGAGATAATCCAAATGGTTCAAGATGACGACAGTAATAGTAAGTATTTGTTAGTATTAGAAGATATTATCGGTAATGTGAATGTGAAGAGAGCGGGAAGTTCTATTGACGCATTGACGGGACTTACTACCAAATACCGACATATTGGAAATGAAGAGCAAGAAGGTAAATTGAGTATTTGTATTATATCTCAGTATTTTAAATATCTCAATGCTATTCAAAGAATTAATGCCTCTGCTTATTTTCTAATGGGCAATAGTCCCGAGATAGAATTAAAAAAAATGAGTCAAGAATTGTCGGTATTCGGTGGAAGTGAGAAAGAATTTATCAACATATATAATCAATCCAAACAAGAACCATTTGACTTTTGTTTCCTCAACATTCAAGATTTAACAGCACGAAGAAATTTTGAAGAAAAACCATTATGGGATATGACTAAAAAGAAAACCGACTTACCAAAAAAGGAAGAAGAAACCGATTTAGAATTAGATGAAGAAAATACCGACGACGAGAAATAAAATATAATATAAATATATAAATGGCGTATTTCAATCAACTACAAGGATATATGAGTAATCTCCAAGAAGGAATTAACCACGAAAACGATGTTAAACAAGAATACGGAAATAAATTAGCAAATACAATTGAAGATAAATTTAACGCCATATCCCAACAAGCGGAAGGTTGGGGTGGGGCACTTACTGCTGCTGGAACTGTTTGGAAACACGGTAGAAAAGTATACAGAACTCTTCAAAGTCAACAATCCGCCGCAACTGATGCCGCCACTACTACAGCAGAAACTACTGGTGGAGATGTTGCCGCTGCTGCTCAAACCGCAGTAAGTAATATCGGTAGTGCTGCCGCTACATTTACACAAGGTATAACATCGGCAAGTGCCGCTGGTGGACTTGCTTCCTCAGTTGCTGCCTCTGCTGCTCCCGCCGCCGCTGCTGCTGTTGTGGGTGGGGGAACAGCATCCCAACTTGCCGCCACTGCCCAAGCAGCGGGTGGTAGAATATCAGTTGCTGCTGGTAGGTCGGTAATCGCTGGACAACAGACTTCTACAACATCAGTTAATATGGGTGATGCTATTAACGCCGCAAGAGAAACTGGTCAAGCAGCGGGACAAACTGGGGGTTCTGCTGGTGCTCCAGCAGCACCTATCTCTGGAACTGCTACAGAACAATCTGCTCTAGTTGGACTTCAACCAACACCAAATCCAACTGCTGCTGGTGAGGGTGCTGGTAAGTCGGTAGTTGAGAGCACAGTCGGTGGTGATGAAGATGCGGCGAGTAGTGTAGTAAGTAATGTAGCATCTAAAGTAATGGGTGGTATGGATGCTGCTTTAGACGGCATTCCAGTTATAGGTGAAATAGTCGGTATTGGTAGTTTGATAGGTGGTTTAATACACGGATTAGATAAAAAGGGTGAACAAGCAAAGGCAGCATCAGCAAGTATGACCAGCGGAACATTCGGTGGTGGTCTGGATACATCCGTTTTCAAGGGGAACACACTTAGTAGCGGCGGCGGTGGATACACTGTCTAGGGAACTGGTTTCCAACGCTTGTAAATGTTTTTTAGATTTGATATGAGATTTTTTAGTAGTCCAAGAATATAACTTATTACAATCAGCACAAAACCAAGTATCCCCCTTCCTACTCGCCAGATATTTTTTGTTTCTCTTTAATTCTTTCTCGTGATTTTTATAGTAGTAAACCTTCTGTTGAGCAGCATATAAATTAGATTTTTTAGCATATCTTTTTTTATGATATTCAGCGGCACTTTGAGTCGGTATTTGTTTGTTTAACAACCAAAGTCCAGACATAGTTTCATCGTGTTTCTCAATCCATTCTCTTTCTCTTTTTTTCAAATCACCTCTTGTAATTCCATAACAAGTTTCTAGGACTAGGAGTTCTTTTTTTCCAAGCATATACATAGTCATACAAGTATTAATTATTGAGTTATGTTGTCTTCTTCTTTGTATCCAATTCTTAGTTGAACCATAGTAAATCTTATCATCATCTGGTGAAGTAATTTGGTAAATATAACCGACATCTAACAATTCATTATTATCCATATATAATAATAAAATAAAATAAAAACGAGAAAAGAACGCCAACTTTTAATCCCAAGATATAACCACTGGTTGGCATATTTTTTTCTTTTCTTTTTCTGCTAATTCTTCGCAGTTCTTAATATGAATCTTTGATTTTAAATGGTTATGAATATGACCTCTACTGATTTCTCTTTTACAAATATCACACATCAATTTCTCTTTTAACCATTCAGTATATCTCCTCATATATAATTTAGAATATATTTTTCTTTAAATTGATATTGCCGATACATTTGCGGCAATGTGGTTAGTGCCGATGATTGCCTCAAGATTGGTTATTTCAGCAAAGAATACTTTGGTTTTACCGATTTTATAATTTAATGGGTGGTTAATATCACTATGATTACTACCGACAAATAACTTACCTATCATTTCTTTATGACCAGATTCCAAATCTTGTTCAAACAACTCTATAGAACAAGCAGTAGCAAGAGAACTGGATATGTGAATATCCTTAATTAAGAGTTGTTCATTGTGAGCAGTCGCATAAAACATTGACTTACTGCTGAAGTGTTTTGCTTGTAGAATATTGTAAACTGTGGATGTGGATGTTTGTTTTACCGATATATCACCTTGATTAGTAAATGTATTTCCAGAACTGAATACTGTGATTTTATTTACAGCACAGAACAAATTAGTTCCAGAAGCAATTCCCGACCCAGTATTAACTATGGTAGTTCCATTCATATTAAAGACGCAAGTCTGGGGTTTTCTTTTATTTGAATCACTTGTATCACTTACCAATCCTTCAACCTTGACTTGCCGAGCACCAGTTCCAGTATCTCTCACATCAAGAGCAGATGTAGACTTAACATCTAAGGCGGTATTCGCACCAGACCCATCACTGATTTTAAATACATTGAGATTACCACTACTACCTAATGTAAAAGTCCCAGCAACAGCAGTATCATCTATTGCTCTTATAACGGTATTACTTACTCTCGCAGAACGGTCTTCAATTTGAGTGTAGATTGGTTCAACTATTTCTTTCAACGACATTATAATAATTTAAGATATTTTAATTTGGAAAAATAAAATATATTAATAATATATAAAATGTCTGTTGCCGAAAACTCAAAATTTATTGCCCTCGTTGCCGATAATGGAACTGAATTCACAAGTGAACAAAAAGCGATTTTTACCGTTCACCCAGATATTGGTTTTGTTAAGGGTAAAGATTCATACCTTTCATTTGATATGCTCAACACTTGTCCTAATTCCCGAGTTAATTTATTTCCAGCAACTTCTGGTGCTTCCTCAATAATCCAGAGAATGGATATTTTCTCTCTTGCTAATGGTCAACTCTTAGAATCACTTACTAACTACAATTTGTGGTGTGGTATTGAAAACCAATATATGGAAGAAGATAATGCTCATTCCCAACTTAAGAACGGAACTGACCCAGAATGCCGTGCCTACACTTGTGCCCAAACAGCGGGAACCAAAGCAAATGTGCTTACAGAGCGTGGATATGCTGGAGACCCACGAGGAACTTTAGACTTAGGAAGTGAGTTATTTAGTCAAATATCTTCTGGTAGTGGTGTAGTAAGTGGTGCTAATCAAGAATTAGATGTTGATACTGAAATGTGTGCTAAAAAATTCTCTGCTCGTAAATTCTGTATTCCACTTAAGTCGGGAATCTTTTCTCATTTCGGCGTAAGTGAGAAATTAACTCCTATCCTATTATTTGGTGGTCTTCGTATTGAAATTACTTTTGCCGAAGATAAAAAAGTTATGACTCGTGCTTATGTTGCTAATGGTGCTCTTGATTCAAATGGAGCAAAAGTAATGGTCAAGGCAGACTCTATTGCTAATGGTATTGCTGTTGACGATATTGCTACTGCTGCTGCTAATGCTGGTCGTGGTGCTAAAACCTTGAAAACTATTGTTATTACTGGAACTAACATTGCCGACCCAGCAGACTTAGGTATTGTTAAGGGTGCTAATATGATTTTACAAGGAACGGGTGGGGCGACCCAAACTGAACAAGCATTTACTGTAGACCACGTCCACCGAGAATTTTCACAAACCGACGGAACACCGACTGCCCGAATCGTTATAGTCCCGACTGCTAATCTCGCAGCGTCTACTGGTTGTAAGATTTGCTTTGCTAATGATTCAACACAATCCACTTATAAACTCAAAAATGTTGAACTTAAGGTATTACAAGTAATCCCACCTCAAGGTATGATGAAAGGTATGATTAAGGAATCCCAATTTGACTACATATCTTGGGATTGTTTCTTGGATAATCTTCCACAGACTTCACTTAGTCATCAAAGCGACATTACTTCAGTTGCTTCTGCTGCTAAAAGTATCTTCACACACTACATCTCTGTAGCAAGTGAAAATGAAAAATATGGACAGAATTATTACAATGGTCAACCACCACACCGAACTTTCTTAAACTCGGTTCAGTATTTCATCAACAACAAACTTTACCCTCTCAAAGCATATGACCCTACAGCAAAAGGCGATAAAGTCGTTAATATGAATGAACTTGTGAAAGCATTTAAATCTATAGGTAAAGATGTTAAAAGACTTGGTGAATGCCGAAAGGGTAATATCTGTGATTACACTAATACTTACTTACACGCCAGAGAACTCGCACGAGGCGAACAATTTGTCTACAATCTTAAAGACGCTGAACCACAGATTCGTCTTCAATTTAGTAATTCCCGAGATACTGCTGTAGATGGGCAGACTTGCGGTAATGTGAGAATAATTAACTTTGTTTTCTCAGTTAAAACAATTATGATTAACAAAGATAATCTCCAACTTATTTTGTAAATGGAATTTTTTTATAATTAAAATATTTTATTAATATATAAAATGCCGATTGAAAAGAATTATTTTAGTATTTCGCCACTCAACGATAATCCTCTCCAAAGTTCGGGAACTAATGGTGTTGCTGGTGGTTTCTCATTCAAAGAGTCTAACCCAATAATCAAGTTCAGTCTTCCAGCAGTTGAAAAATTACTGGAAACACGGACACTGGTTCTATCTGGTCAGTTCATAGTTAAACAGCAAGATACAGACGAAGGATTTAGAAACCCGACTTACGCTAATTTAGAAAATGATAATGGTGCTTCTATATCTAAGGAAACTGCTTGTAATATCCCGAATCACGGCGGAGTTCACAATGTTATAGATAAAGTGGTTATTCAAACAAAAAAAACAAATACCGAGTTAATTAACATTCATAACTATCCAGCATACTCCTCACTTAGACAAGCATACACTAACAACGACGAAGATTACTTGTGGGGTAATGCCGCAAACCGAACACTATCACAAGGTAATCACGCCAACGAAGTCAATCGGCGAATCCAAATTATAGCAGACAAAACTGCCCAAGATTTGAAAACAAACAACAACCGAGAACTCGGTGTTCCATTCTCACTTAAATTAGATATTGATTTATTTCAGTCTGGAAACATTCATTTAGGTCAAGCATATACTAATGGTCTTATGCTCACTCTCCACTTAGCACCAGATTCTTCAGTGTTATTCCAGAGATTTAGAGATAAAGCATCAACTGGTGGTGGTGCGACAACTATGGACTTATCTAACTCTATGTATTGTTTAAGAAATCTTAAGTTAGAGGGACGATATATTGTCCCAACACCTCAAGAACTTAAGTCATACCAATCACAGATTCCACTCAATTCCCAACTTAACTTACTGAATGATATTCACGCTGACCAAGATAATATTTCTTACACTCCACAACTTAACTCGGTAAAAGCAATGTGTAATTTATATCTGGATAAAGACCAAACCAACAATCTCAACTACCAGCAACCTAACTTCCGTCTTCCAGTCGGTTTAAAACAAATAGAACACAAAAAAGATAATCTACGATTCCCATTCACATACCCACTCAAAGTCCAACCTAATTATGAATCTTTGGTTGAATCTGGTGAAGGTTCAATCAATCCTTCACAATACCTTAAGCGTGAAAACATTATGGGTGATATTGAAATTAGAAAACATTTTGAAAGAGCATTACTCGGTGGTATGGAAGCAAAACGAAGTTCTGCTAATATGCGACGAACTGCCAACAATTTAGAATTTGATTACAGAGATAGAACTAATGGTATTTACAGTGCTGGTAATGCTGCTGTTGAAGGAACTGCCGTAGCAACTACAGACGGAGTCGGTAATCAGTTATATCCAGAGTTATTAGGACTTGGTGTTGATTACACTTATGGTGTCGGTAATTCTCTCAATTACATTAATCGGGATTACTCTAATACAGTTCATTCTGGAGTCAATGCTGGTTCTCTGTTGCTTCCAGTTGATAGGCGAAACAAGAGTGAGTTAGTCCAGACTTTCGTCAAATACAATGCCGCACTCAATTTACAGACTTTAGTGAAAACAATGTAAAGTTAATTTTTGTCTAAACTTTTTTTTAAAAAGTTTGTTATATTTTATGTTGGGGAAGTTGTTAAAGAGAATAGTTTGTAAGATGACTATATGTTGTAAATCTAATTGTAGTTTAGAACCAGATATTCATAGTCAATTAGTTAAGTCAGTTGAAAAATAAAATATATTAATATTATGGACTTAAAGATTTATAAAATCAACAACGGATACAAAATCGGTAAAAAAGATGGTTCAAGATTAGGAGAAATTTATGGTCGCAGGTATTACATTACGAAAAGACCTATGCGACGAGACCCAGCAAAGAAACTCTTAATAAAACTACAACTTGCCGAGCAAGGTAAACGGATAAAAGTCAAGTCCCGAAAAAAAAAATTTTGTGATGGTTGGATAAGAATTGACCCCATCAAGACTAAAAGAAAATATGTCTACACAGATGACCCAGCGGAAGGTTGGGAAGATTTATTATATTATTTTTAATTTCTTGGTTATTTATATAAATGACTTCAATCAACTTAGTATCGCCAGTTGGAAATGGACACACCTATTCAGTTAGATTTAGAGAACCATTAGTTATTGAACCTAATTCAAAGGTATATTTGAACTTCGCAAAGTTCAAAAGAAATTCTTCAGTATATTTTACAAGCGACCAAACTATAGAAGTTTTGTTAGGTGATGTATTACCGACTGTTATACCAGCAGACACATCTATATCAAACTCGGTAATGACTCTCAACAGTATTACTATCCCAAGTATAAATCCAATTACTGGACAAACTGGATACACACCAGACCAATTAGAACTAGTTATTAATGAAAGACTTGGTGGTGTTGAAGATGTTGATGCTGATTATGGAATCCGTGCCGTAGGAGGTGTGCCTAAACAAATGTTCCTTTACAATCCAGTCTATGAAAGAGAAGACACTTCCAAAATTGCTATAGGTTGGTATAAAGATTATAATCTTTCAAATCAGTCTGCTACTAAATGGATTGGATTATCCGCAGAACATAACATAGGAATCGGTGCTGGTGGTGATGGAGAAGTTGCTGTTAAAACTTCTGCTGATTTTGGTGCTGGTATTTATTATGATTGTTATGGATTATCTAAACAAGCATACGATTTCTCATATATCGGTAAATTGGATAGTCCAGCACCACACAATCTAATTACATTCAAAGCAAATAAAACTGCTGGTGGACAACAAGGTAATATTTTCTTAGGACTTAGTTCTATGGACATCGCAGATGCTGTTAAGTCTGGTGGTAGTGATTGGACTGAATATGCTGATGCTGGTTCACATAATAAATTTACTCAAGGCACGGGTGGGACACAGACTTCAGTTTCAACAAGAACATTACTGAATCCTATTCTTTATCAACCAAACACTACCGACGCAATCCAGAATTCCGCTGGAGCGGCAAGTCTTATAACAGCAGTTCCCCAAGCATTTATGGGTGTAGAACTTACTGGTGGTGCTTCTCCAAAATTAAATGTATGGCGAGGAATTAACTTTGAAACTTCTGGTGGAACACCAACTCATCCAGCAAAAGAATTAAACAGAATGGAACTATTATGGACTTGTCCTATACAGTCTTTAACAAATGGAATAGCAATAACCGAGATTCAAATTAAATTAGCAATCCAGACTTACTGGGCAGAAGGATTTGCTGCTAAAAAAACTGATAAATTAGGATTCCGTATATTTAATCTTAGTTCCTCACAAAGTGTGAGTAGTTCTAATATTATATATGATAGTAAGAATGCTACCAATTGGTTAACTTATAACTTTTTCAAACAAGATGGATTAACCGACTTTACTGCTGGGACTGATGCTCAAAAAGCACAGAAGGCAAACTCACAAATTCCATTCAATGTATTAATGTCTGCTCAAAAAAACGGTGAAGGATTTGAGGATATTGAGATGATTGGATTTGAGAAAATCGGTGCTAATTCCCCACTTGGAACAGCGACTAATGCTTCACCTATTACTTTAGTTCAAAATTATCAATTGAAATTTTCTGCCGAATTAGCAAAATATGTTGGTGTTTTAACAAGTGAACCATACAATCCCAACGCTCCAGAAGGTGAAGTCCAAAAAATATCAAAGACTGATGCTGACCAACATACAGACGAGTCTTACTCAATCTTCCTCAAAAATTTATCAATATCAGCATACAAGAATATACAGAGTAAAGCAATGAGTTCTGGTAATAATGTTCAGTCGGCGGGTTATTCCCAACCTATTATACACGATGTTCCAACACCTTACGCAGATTCCAAAATAATTAATAATGGTAGTGGTGATATACAAGTCGGGACTTTCCAACCGTCCATACTTAAGAAACTTGATTTAGATAATAACCGACAAGTTCTCAATTCACTTGATGTAGAAATTCGGGATATTGAAACTAATGAAATTAGTGAGGGACTTAGTGGGAGTGTAATCAATTTCACGATAGAAAAACCTATGTAATACTTTTTAAAAAAAAGTAAAGCAAAAACATTTATGTAGGTAGATAGTAATGAACAATCTAAATTCAACCAAACATATTTGCCAACGACCACCACGAAAACCCAACACTCTTGCCGAACAAATGAAGATTAAGAGATTTGACCCTATAGAACTGAAAGCGTGGAATTCAATTTATCCCGACATAACTTATAAAAATAAAAAACACAATTCACAGAAGATATTTGATGGGAAAGTCCAAAAAGACGCTCCTCAAAAACCACCACCAAAGAAAGAATTTGATATAGTTAAAAAACAGAAAGCATTGCCTTATAAAAAGAAGAAACCAAAGAATCCAAAAGTATTTCAAGAAAAAAAGAAATTGAAAAAATAAAATATATTAATAATATATAAAATGTCTATTGCTGAATTACTTGATTATGGATTGAAAGAAGTGCCTCAACAGAGCGAGATTAGAACCGAAACAGTTGAAACTAACAACGCTACAACTGATACATCTAAAGTGTTTAAATTCACTATTAGAAATGTCGGTTTTCTTGAGGGAACTTCTATGTTGACTTTTAAATTAAAAAATCTCTCTGGTGGAAACAACGATAAATTCCGTGTAAATCTCTGGTCGGGTGCTCTCGGTTGTATTAAGAATGCTCACTTAAGAATCGGTGATTATGAAGTCCAGAATGCTCAAGATGTAGATAGAATTGCTGCTATGTTAAATCTCAATAAGTCGGTATTACAGCGACGAAATGTTTTAGGTCATTATCTCGGTAATTCATTAGAACTTGAAGTTCTTGCTGCTGCCGCTGTTGGACGAGGTTCTGGAACTGACGCAACTGGTCGTGGTCAAATTGTTTATAGTGATTCAAACTCTGGTGTTAATTTTGGAACTGCCGCCGATGGAACTGGTGCTGCTGTGAATTCTCTTGCTGTAAACTCAACTGTTTCTCTTAATGAAAAATTCGGTATTCCACTCTCAATGATTTTCCCTTGCCTTAAAGGTCGGTCTTTACCACTCTTCTTATTTACTGATTACAATATTCAGTTAGAATTTGAAATGAACTTTAGTGATAAATATGCCTACAACCTTACTAATGTCCCACAAACAGTCGCTGGTGTTGCTGTTCCATACAAACCTTCCGCTGCTGCTGATAGTTTCTCACCATTTTCTGCTCTTACTACCGATGTCGGTTTTAATGAAGTTCAGTTAGTAGTTGACTATATGCTTCCACCTTCTTCGGTCATTAATAACTTTTTAGAACAAACTACTAAACAAGGCGGATATAGATTTGAATTTCCAGAGATTGCCGTTGTTAAGAAAAAACTATCAGCAGTCGGTAATTCTAAAGAAATTCAAGAGGTAGAGCATAGGTTAGGTCAAACTGGTAAGGAAGTTCACAATGTAGTTATGGCGAAACGATTTGTAGATTACAAAAAGCGTGAAGGTTCAACTATTACTCGTGCTGCTACTTCTGCTTCAGCAAGTGCTCCAACAATTACCAACATAAATTGTGAAAATATTTCAGTCGGTGCTTTAGCAGTCTCTGCTTCTATCTCAACTGCTGGAACACCGAAATATGTGGTTTCTGTTGATGTTGCTGGACGAACACTTACTCTTTCTGGTAATTGCGAAGCAGCAACAACTGAGAATATGACTTTCACTAATCCAAACTCTATGGGTTTAGCAAGAAAAATCTTACAGCACCAAGCAATTCACGGCGTGGATGAAGAAGAATATAATCTTGAAGTTAATGGATTAGATTTATATCCAAACTTTATCTTTAACAACGCAAGTCAGTATAATCAAATGTCTATGGTTATGGGCGAAGATTTAATCTTACCACGACCGATGTATTTTAATGACCCTAACGCTGAACGACAACGACTCGCACCTATGGAAGATGGTTTAGTTGCTCAATACAAACCTCTCGGTGCTGACTTATCTAATGGTAATCCACAGATTGTCGGTGGCGGAACTACTATTATGTCGGGAAGTCCGCTCATCTGGAAATACAAACGAAAACCAAGAATTAATGGTTCTGGAAACGGAACAGACGCAACTGAAAATGCTAAAGGTAAGTCTCCAGATTACAGAGGTGAAATGGATGTTGATTATTATATAACACATTCCCGAGTGGTAGTTGTAAAGAAACTTCCTAAAGGAACTTCAGTTATGGTCTCAAGTTAATTTATTGTTCTTATTATTTTTATTTTATCTATTCATATTATATATGAGTGCCCCAACTAAATCTTATTATATAGACATTAACCGATTTTCTGCTCAAGACAGCGAGAGCGACCAGACTAACATATGGGATTACAATCTAAACGATACTATAGTAGCACCAATGGGAAGTGAGATTTCTATTCATCAAGCATTTCTCAATCAAAAGGGAATTACTGGACAGAGTATAGAATTTGAAGAAGATATTACCGAGACCATATATTATTATACTTACATTAGTGAAATGGAACAAGCAGTTCCAGTTCTACAAGACCCAGTATTAACTAAGCGTGGTGAACGACACAACCTTAATGAACAAGAATGGGGTTATTTAAATTTACTTAATAATGCGGCGAGTGGTGCTACTTCTGGACGAGGCAAAGGCAGATATGGTTTGTGGGATATGAATGATTCTGGAATTTTAACCGATGGAACTGTGTATCATATTGACGCACAAAAATTCGGTGGAAGTGGAACACCACTGATTTTAAGCGACCCACCAGACCCAGATACTAATACCGAGTTTCCAATAAATGTATATATTACCCCACCCAATTCTCTTGTTGGAACTTTAACACTTACCCCAGCATCTGGATTGAATACTTTTATAGCAACTCGGGATTCTATGATTAATTTAGTTTTAGCGAGTGGGAAATTAAGAGGTATTGCTACTAACAGAGTTCATTTCGGGACTTCTACACCAGTTGCTACGAATTTTACTAAGTTATATGGGAGTGATTCTCATTTAGAAATTGCTACTTTAGATACGGACGTATCCTCAGCGACTTTTGGACACGGAACTTTTTCTCAAGGTTGGAGCACTGCTGGAGGCAATTCCATTCAAGCATACACAGTTCCAGTCTATAATGCGTGGGGCGACGGAAGCGGAGCAGCAATTTCTGGTGTAGCAGAAAATTCTGGTAAGGGAACAGCGAGTGAAACAAGTAATTTATTTCAAAAGGGCAGAGTTGATTTGCTACAATCTGGTTATAAGGCAATACCACAGAAAGACGGTAGAGTTCCACGAGTAGGTGATAGAGTTTATGATAGAGTCGGTAATACGATAATACCGATGGGATGTAAGGTTCAGTCGGTAGAGGCAGACGGCACTGGATTTTTTGTAGAGAATGCTGCTGGTCAACTCATAGATTTTGCTTCAAATGGTAATACAGCAGCAGCAGATAGAGTTAAGACTAATGTTGATATATTTTTAAATGATGATACTAACTACTATTGTAGTCCAAGACCTTTGTCTGCTCAAATAAAAGTTCCAAAGGGTATTTATGGAATTCAACAGTTAATCTCACTTATTAATAATCAGTTGTCGGGATTAGCAGCGGCGGATTCCAAAGTTCCAACAAAACCATATGATAGTGGATTGATTAGCGGTGATTATGACGGTATGATTAATCAAGGAACTCAAGGTTTTACAACTAAGATAAAACCAATTGCTTACCGAGATTCACCAGACTCAGTTCATTTAAGCGAAATTAATCCCGACGAAAATGCTGTATTAGGAAATACTATACCAGACCACACATTTATCCCAGCATATGATTATGCTATAAATAGAGTCAACACTCAAGCACTCAATGATAAAAACCGAGTTAATTTCACAACTAAAGTTGCTGGAACTGGATTTATCGGTTATTTAATGAATAATGATTTTCAAAACTGTAAAAAAGATGGACTTACTTTGAAAACTCTTACAAAAGCATATGGTGTTAATGGAACTCAATTAAGCGAAGTTTTAACACCCGCAGATTGTGTCGGTTTTTCAGCAGAGGATTCTTCCACATCTTGTAAAGCAATTAGTGATTATATTATTAATAATATAACTGTGGGAGCACCAGAAGCAAATATCCAATTTAATACTGATAATTCATCTTTTTCTATTAACAACTTACACGCCAGTTGGAGAATACCGTCTCACGATATAATAGGTCAAAAAATTCCTAATGCTGGAGAAGTCGGTGTTGGATTGAAGCGGTGTGCTGAAATATGCGATGCTCAACCTTACACTGAATTCCAGAAAATCTGGGGAAGCGACAACAGAAGTAATTTAAATACTGGTGCTAATTCTCAAGATGTATTAAGAGGTAGATGTGTCCCAGATACTAACATAATAGATTCTATAGGATTCGGCGACCAAGAAGGCGAAGGACAAGCATCCACTATGAGTTTTATGACTCTCGGTGCTAAGATAGAACCAGTTGACGCTGCCCCACACGGAAATAGTAGCGACAAATTACCGAACGCAGACGGAAGTAATTTTGTTGAAATTATTGAAATAGTTCCAGCGAGTTTAAGAACAAGTGAAAGTGCTGGGGCAAAAGGTTATGCTAATCCAGATGACCCATTGGGATTTTACTCAGTAAGAGTTAAATTCCCGCTTTCGTGGAATGAAAATAAACAAGTATTTAAAACTGGGAATACTGACGATAGGATTTGTTTTAAAATTACAAGTCAAATGTCGGGAACTACAACAGAACAGAAACAAATGATTTCAAGTTTCCAACGACCTAAGAGTAGAATTGGTGGTGCGATAGTTTATAATTTTGCTCAACAGACGGGGATTAAATATGGAGATAGACCAAGTGTGGTGGATGACCCAGTATATTCACAACACGCAAGTTATAGAGAATTTTTTACAAGTAGAAAACAAGCAGAAAAAATCTGGAAAACAAAAACATTATGGGGAAAACTCGGTTTTTCATATAAACAATTTAACGAAGAAGATTACTTTGAAAATATAATTCAATATTGCCAACCTAACACATTTAAATTAAGAGGCATTACTACCGACACAGTGTTAGATGCTTCAACACTCCCGACTATTTCATCATTGAATAATCCAAGTGATTATGAAATTGAAACTATTTACGCTCAAAATAAAGACCCAGTTTCTGCTCCACAAGTGTATAATAATTTTGATTTTAATAAACCACGAACTGAATTACAAAGAATGTATCCAGATAGTTCACAAGCAAGTCAAATGCCTCCAAAAGGCAGTAATCAACTATCTTACTCTGGGTCAACACATACTATGACCACTATGGTTAATGTAGTAGCAAAACCGACACCAATGAATGCTGAAGGATTACCGACTTTGAGTAAATTTGGTTATTACCTAATTACAAGTGATTTAGTTCCAACATATAAAGATATTGTTAGTAAAGGCGACCCATTAGGATTACTCGGTGTTGTTGCTAAAACCAGTTTATCATCCCAAGATTTTATCCCATTAGCAGATAGTGATATTGTTCAAGTTCTCAATCAAGATACTCAAATCAATAATATCCGTGTTAAGGTATTAAATCCCGACTTAACGAATCCAGAGTTAAATGAAAATAGTTCGGTAATTTTAAGAATTGATGTTCCTATTGAACAACCTACCCCCAACACAGAAGAAGATACAAAAACTCCAAAGAAGAGATGTCCTAAAACTGGTGGACACATATGTAAGTGTCCTCCAACGAGTATTGAAAAAATATCTAAAAAATAATCTTTGATTAATATATAAAATGTCTAATATTCAAGGTCAAGTCTTACTCGCTGAAAACGCCGCTGGTGATGGTCTCAAACGATTAAAATTAGATGCTTCTGGTAGATTAGAATGTAGTGTAAATGAAATAGAAATTACAGCAGCAGCAATCAATGTTGATGTTGCCGCATTAGAAGTATTACAGACTTCTACTAATTCCAAACTGGATACACTTGAAACCACACTTACCGCAATTGAAACTGACCAAGCAGCATTGGAAGTTCTTCAAACCGCAACAAATTCTTCTCTCACAGCAATAACGGGATATGTAGATGGATTAGAAACATTACAGACTTCTACTAATAGCAAATTGGATACACTTGAAACCACACTTACCGCAATTGAAACTGATATTGCGGCAAATGAAGTATTACTTACCGCAGCAAATGTAAAACACGCAGCAAACGAAACTTTACTTGGAACTATTGATGCTGATACTGATGCTATTAAAACAAGCACCGCTGCTTGTGCTACAGACTTGGCGGCGATTGAAGTATTACTCACATCAGCGAATACCGACCACGCTGCTAATGAAGTTCTTTTAACAGCAATTGACGCAGATACAAGTAATATAGCAACTAGCACTGCTGCTTGTGCTACAGACTTGGCAGCATTAGAAGTATTACAGACTTCTACTAATACCAAATTGGATACACTTGAAACCACACTTACCGCAATTGAAACTGATATTGCCGCAAATGAAGTATTACTTACTGCCGCAAATGGAAAACACGCAGCAAACGAAACTTTACTTGGAACTATTGATGCTGATACTGATGCTATTAAAACAAGCACCGCTGCTTGTGCTACAGACTTGGCGGCGATTGAAGTTCTACTCACATCAGCAAATACCGACCACGCTGCTAATGAAGCATTACTTACAACTATTGACGCAGATACAAGTAATATAGCAACAAGCACCGCTGCTTGTGCTACAGACTTAGCAGCAATTGAAGTTCTACTCACGGCGGCGAATACCGACCACGCTGCTAATGAAGTTCTTTTAACAAATGCCGAGGCACATCTGGGAAATATTGAAACATCAGTCCAAGCATTAGATGATATTGCTCTTGCTGAAGATGCCGCACATAGTTCGGGACAAAAAGGGGTTATGTTATTAGGTGTTAGACAAAGTTCTCAAGCAGACTTTGCTGCTGATGGTGATTACACGCCATTATCAATTGATGATGATGGAAAACTTCGTGTTGCTGCTTCTGCCGCAAGTGGTGGTTCAACTGAAGCAAAACAAGATGATATAATTGGACATATAGATAATGTTGAAGGAAAATTAGATACATTGGAAACCACACTTACCGCAATAGAAACAGACCAAGCAGCAATTGAAATCTTACTTACTGCCGCAAATGTAGACCACGCTGCTAATGAAGCATTACTTACAACTATTGATGCTGATACAAATAATATAGCAACAAGCACCGCTGCTTGTGCTACAGACTTAGCGGCGATTGAAGTTCTACTCACAGCAGCGAATACCGACCACGCCGCTAATGAAGTTCTTTTAACAGCAATTGACGAAGATACTAATGCTATTAAAAATTCAGTAGCAGCAATTGCTACAGATGCCGCAGCAATTGAAGTTCTACTCACAGCAGCGAATACCGACCACGCCGCTAATGAAGTATTACTTACTGCGATTGACCAAAAATTAGGAGATATAGAAACCGCAGTTCAAGCACCTCAAGGGGCAATGACTGTATCAACAATTTTAAGTGCCTCAGTAAGTGCTGGTTCAACTGGGACATCTTCATCATTCACTAAACCAAGAGAAGTGGAAAAATTTGCTTTTTCGTGTGTTGCTGGGACTAATGGTTCTTATAATGCCTTTGTTGAGGCATCAGTAGATAATACCACATTTTTTTCTATGAATGGCGGTCAAAGTTTTAATGCTTCAGGGAATGCTCAAAATTTTCAAGATATAGGAACAAGTCAAATTTCAGCAGCATTCAAATTTTACCGAGTTGTTATTGCGAATAATCATTCAAGTCCTCAAAATTTCGTGGTTAAAGTCTGTTCATAATTTTTTTTTCTAACTTAATTTTATAAAATGCCGCATATGTATAACCATACAGATAATTATCGTCAAGAAACCAAACCAACTAAGAAAGGAATGAAACGAGTAAGTCCTAAGAAAAAGAAAAAAGGAACTCATAAAATGCCCGATGGAACTGTTATGTCTGGAAAAACACATTCCAAAGATTCTAAACCAGTTAAAAAGAAAAAAATAAAACCGAGTGGAAAAGCAAAAAAAACTATCTCATATTAATATATAATGAATTTGAAAGAATATTTGTTTACACTCAAAGTTCAAGAACTCAAGGATATTTGTAAAAAAAGCAACATCATTGGAGTAAGTAAGATGAAGAAGTCGGCATTAGTTGAAACTATGTGTGAATGCGATTTAGTCGGTATTCCAGAGGGATTGGTTTTTAGTGCTGCTGAGCATACGCTACCACCAACTATTCCCGAATTAATTGAAAATGAAATAAACCCAGATGCGATTGCGTGTTGCCACGGAAGCGATGACCCACTCTGCGACAAATGTGAACCAATTATATTACATTTACCGATTAAACCAGATGCTCTCAAAGTTCATAAAGATAAATGGTTAAATATGTTTAAAAAGGGAAAAAAAATCTTGGAGAATGGTAATGCCCACACCCACTAATAAAGCGTTATATGCGAAGAGCAGAGCAAAATATTCTGGAATGAAACACAGTGCCTACAAATCAAGTTTAGTAGTTAAGGATTATAAAAAAAGAGGAGGAACTTACTCTGGAGCAAAACCAAAGAAGTCGGGATTAACTCGGTGGCACAAAGAAGACTGGAGAACACAAGATGGAAAGAAAACTTATAATGGTAAGAAGAATAAAATATTTAGACCGACAAAAAGAATAACCAAAGATACACCGACTACAATGGGTGAACTTACACCAGCAAGAAAAAAGAAAGCAATCGCCGAAAAAAAAGTTAAAGGCAGAGTAAAAAAATATTAGTTAATTATATATGGTTAATTTTAAAGATATGACTGCTGCTCAATTGGAAGAACCGCCACCGAGTTATGATTCAATGGTTAAAACAATCAAGTCCAGAGTTAAAGCAAAAGTCAAACGAGCAATGCCCAGAATTAGAGAAAAGGTTGCCGCACTTGGTAAAGCAAAAGTTGCTGAAAAGAAAAAAGTTGCTAAAAAAATAGAAAAAAAGGCAGGTAAGATGGAAGGCAGAGTAAAAGAAAAGAAAAGAGTTGCTGCTGGTAAAAAACAAATTATTAAAGGAATTAAAAAAATTGGTGCTAAAGAACTTGCTAAAAAAAAACAAGCGGGAGCAAGAATTAACGCAAAGGCATCTGTAGCAGCAAAAATGCCGAGAATTCAAAAAAAAGTTGCTAAACTCGGTAAACAAAAAGCAAGTGAAACACGAAGAGTCGGTAAAAGAATTAATAAGAAAGTTAAAATTGAAAAAGATGATAGAACTGATGGACGACTTGCCTCAAAAAGAAGAAATGCTCAAGGACTTAGAAAACAAGATAAACTTGCTATTGATTTTGCTAATCAATATGACGCTCCTACAGATACAGTATTTATAAACGACCTTACTGATACAGTAATGAATAACGAGTCTGGTAATATTGTAGGAACTATGTATGGCGGTGTTTTTCAACCCAGTAAAAAGTTAATTGGAACATACGATTATGGTGGTGCTCCAGCAAGTCCAACATTTACAAGAGTTGGCAGAGGAATCTACGCAGACCCAGAAGCAGATACATCCAGCGAAGAATTGGAGGTAGAAGAAATTACTATTAATGGAAAATTGTATTATATTGACGACTCAAATGGTTATATTTATGACCCAGAAACAAATGAAAGAGTTCCTCGCCAGATGGAATTAGATTATTATAATGACCCTAACGATAGTGATGATGATGTTTTGAGTGCGATGGGAATGACCACAAGAGATTTAGAAAACGTTCGGTGAATCCGTAAATTATATTTATTTTAATTTATTATATTTTATATTATTATAAAATGGATAGAAAAGTTAGAGTTAAGACACGAGGAACAGCGAACAAAGGCGGATGCTTAGTCGGTGCTAAAGGGCGTAAACCAAAGGGCGGTTGTAAAACTGGTAGAAAAGGTGTAGGTAAAGACGAAGTAAAACCGACTAAACGAAAATTTGTAATTAAAAAAAAAAAGAAAGAACCACCGATTAAATTAAAAATCCCAGCAGCAAGAATGGCGACAGCAAAAAGTGAAAATAAACGAAAAGCAAATGCCGCCAGATATAGACAAGACAGAGGAAAAAAATAATGGGTGAGGTTAAAACACCCAGCAAAAAACCAAAGAAAAAGAGAGTAAAAAAAGTCGGTGGTGAGACTAACTTATATTCTGGTTTATCACTACCACATATTAAAAAAAATGCTGTTGCCTAAATTTAAATCTCTCAACATATTATATGCCTCCTAAGAAAAAAACTGACCAAGCGAAGCAGAAACCGTTATATAAACCGATGAAGTCTACTCGTGCTGGGAAAAAAGGAATGGTCTATGTTATGAAGAATGGTAGTAAAAGACTTATACATTTCGGGGATTCTTCTATGGGTGATAAAAGTCTGGGTGCTTCAAAAGCAAGACAAAAATCTTACTTAGCAAGAAGTGGTGGAATTAGAAATAAGGCGGGAAAATTAACCGCCAATGATAAAAATTCAGCGAATTACTGGTCTCGGCGAGTGAATTGGTGAATAGACAATTTTCGTATTTTTTTTATTTGTATATTATATAGATGCCTACCAAAGGAACTAAACTAAAAGGAACAAGACAAAAGGGAGTTAATAAAACTCAACTGAAAAAAGATGGTTTTGCTCACGACCCACCTATCCCAGATGACCAATTTGGAGGTAATAAAAAAGCACTTAGACAATTCAAAGCATTCTACCAAAAAGACGGAAAAGGTAGGAAAGATAAACAATTGAAAGGTCTTATGAAAGATATGGATACTGGTCGGTTATACTTACCTAATGAAGATAAAACCAGATATGTAGAATTAACTGAAACTGAATATGATAATATTGTGAAGGAAGTCGGTGAAAGAGTTGGATTAGATGGTGGAGAACCAAGAGTCGGTAAACCATTTCAAGGTAGAACCAAAGACCAAGAAGTTATTGAAGAACCGAAAGTTGCTGCTGAAGTTCCAATACCTAAACCAGTAGAAAAGGTAAGTGTTGAAAAGGCAGAAGCAGCAGAAGCAGAAGAAAAGGAAAAAACTACAGAACAAGAAAGATTAGCGAGTCTAAAACCGACAAGAGCAGAAGTTTTACAAATTTATTTTGATGCCTTTTCATTAAATGAGCAACCCTACCTAGAAGAAATTGAAGTTCAAGATATAGAACTATTTGGTGAGCAATTATATATTGATAGAGACCACAATCTTTATGACCCTCTCGGGTTTGAAATTGGAGAGGTAATTGGAAAGATTCGGGCATCCTTGAATGATTACACAGTTGAATACAAAAGATTTAATTTTGAATACGAGGGTGAAGGTAAATTTTCAAGTGAAAAAGGACTGGGGCGGTTTTACGAAAGGGTTGAATTACCACCAAATACAAACATAGGTAAAGATTTAACTGATTTTGAAATTGAGGATAAAAAACTTTTTAACCCATATCAAGAAAACGGTGGAGATTATGAAACTATTGATGATAGGATTGTGGATATTCCAACTATATTTAACAAATCCAATTTGGTAAATTACAAAGATATAGAATTAAAACAAGGAAATAGAGTAGAAACTGGTGATATTATTAAATTTATACCGAGTTTGAATAGAACTGAGGATAATACCTACTATCCAGAGTATTTTACTTACCGATGGAGAGATGTTTGGTGGACTTTATCTGGGAGCACTGAAGAAGATACAAGAACTGTTAATTGGGAAAAAAAAACATATGAAACAAAATATGAAATACAAACGGATAATGAAACAGATGAAGAAGCAGAAATAGAATTGGAAGAAATTAGTCCAGAGTATAAAAAAATTAGAGAACAATTACCGATTTTAGAAAAAGAAGCAGAAGAAGAAGATAGATATGGGGAGGAGAAAGAGGAAGATAAATTAGACCGAAGGTATATGATTGAGGAAGACCCGACGGAGGGGGAAGTTGATGAAATAGTCGTCGGCGGGGTAGTATACTACAAAGATTTTTTTGATAGACTTTTTGACCAAGAGACAGGCGATGAAGTAGGAACATTGGTTGACGGTAAGATTGTTCCACCAAAACCAAAAAAAAAAAAAATACCATATGAAGAATCTAAATTTAGAGAAGCAAGAGAACTTAGGTTTAAAAAGAGGAGATTAAGAAGAGACCTTATAGATGATTTAAGAGATGGTGTGTATGATGAACCAGATACTGATGATGAAGATGATGATGCGATTGTGGTTGAAGAGTTTGAATATTATAATGTAAGAACTGGTAAGTATGAAATGTATGTAATAGACCCCAAAACTAACATAATATATGACGAAGATACTGGTGAAATAAAAGGTAAGAGAACTGGTGAAACACCAGAGCAAAATCCTTATGCCGAAGGTGGTGTTGATTTGAGTTATAGAGGTGAAGAAGAAGAGGAAGAACCGCTTGATGAAATAGTCATCGGCGGAGTATTATACGATAAAGATTTTAATGATACACTTTTTAACCAAGAGACAGGCGAAGAAGTAGGAAAGTTGGTTGACGGTAAGATTGTTCCAAAAAAACCGAAAAAACCGAAAAAACCAAAGAAGAAATGGTTAAATTTAAGAAGAAGAAAAAAGAAAGTTCCATATGAATCTGTAGATTATGTGAATGCGAAAACACCCGTAGTCGGTATTAGAGCAATGCGAGGAAGACAAAGAGTTTTGTTGATAAAACCACCGAAAGAGGTATTAGAAAACCAAACTTCTTATGGTAATCCTAATGTTCACACTAAGGATGGTAAGTGGAATGATAATATAATTCTTGTTATGGACGCAATAGAAAGAGGGGATGGATATGCGGGGTCTCAACAAAAAAACACAGAATACCACGAAAATCAAATTCCAGATAGTGATGGAAGGATGGAACGAAGATATATAACAATTATAAGAAACGACAAACTTAAACCAGATGAAGGAGTGGCATTTGAGGTAGAATTTGATAATTTGGCAGCAGTAATTGATGGATATGTTCAAGAATCTTACAACGATGAATATAGTGAAGATGAATATAGTGAAGATGAAGAAGCAGAATACGAAGATGAAGAAACTAATATAACTAATTTAGAGGGTTCAATAGGTAATAAAGATGCTGATTATATTGTTAATTTATATGAAAATGGAGATTATGACTTACCAAATGGAGAAACTATAAACAGACTTAGAGTATCAGCACCAGTAGATGTGATGAGTCCCTACAACAAAATAAATGCTGGTTGGATAAAACAATTTAAAAAATTTACAACAGAGTCGGTATTAGGAGAAGATTTTTTTAGTGAGTTAGTTGAAGAACTTTTAAGCGGTGAAGTTGATAAAATCGCCAGACAAAAAATACTTGAAGAGATGGGGGTAATAGATAGTAAGAAGAAGTCTACAATGGGTTCTGGTAAAGGTAAAATTATTACTAACTTCAAACCTAAAAAAAAGAAAGATTTATCACCAGCACAATTAGAAGCACTTGCTGCCGCACGAGCAAAACGACAGAGTATACGAGATGAATTTTTTAGAGGTGGAAAACAGAAAGAGAAAAAAATATAAACTAACTAACTAACTCACCGCCATAAAATCGGTAATCCACCCATCTCAAATATAACTTTTTTTTTTACTATCTAATAATTATTTCGTTTCTCTGCTTTTTCATATTCCTTTTTTGCTTGTTCCCAAAAACCTTCTGTATCATTCTCAATAAAATCTTCTATCTCAGTATCCCAAGTATCATATACTGCCGAGATTAAATCTTTACTGAGTTCCATCTCTTCATTACCCCAATCACCTTGTTTAGGCATATGAAATCCTCCTTGCCTCACGAGTTCTTTGTTAAAATCATTCCAGAATCCCGCCATAACATAATTAGTGAGATAGGTGAAAATACCGACTTGGTCAAGAAAATCATAATCCCCAGTTTCACTGTGTCCAGATTCACATCTCTCTTCTATGAGATGTAATACATAATTACAATTCACCCAGACTCTAACTTCGTAGTCGCTGAATAGTCCACATCTAATATCATCGTTGTTGAGTGTTTCTGGCATTTTATACTAATAGATACGAGAGTTGTTTTTAATTCAATTTTATCAAATTATTTATTTGTATAGACGATTTTCGTTTTCAGTCCGCCATTTGAAAAACTATTTCCAAGTCCAAAAAATAAAGTCTGTTATTTAGATAATACCGACTTATAACTCGGTATTCGTTGTAATGTCTGTAATAATACAGACTTAGCAATAAAAAAATAATTTTTATTTTAATAATACCGATATAATAATAATTCTATCTATTTATTCTGTGAAGAATTCACACTCATCATCTACTATCCCGTGGTCGTTGTGTCTATAACCGACTTCTACCGAAGTATCTGGGTCATAAACCTTGTTGGTCTCGTCATCCCACAAATACTTTACGCCTTCCACAACAATCTCTTCAACCGACAATTCTTCATCTTCATCATCACTGTCTTCTTCTTCAGTTTCTGGTTCTGGTTCTGGTTCTGGTTCTGGTTCTGGTTCTGGTTTCTTCTTAAAGTTAAAGTTCATCTTCTTTTTTGGTTTTTCTGCTTTTTTTTCTACAACTTCTGGCGAAGTCGGTTTTTCTACAGCAACAGACTTCGTCTCCATTGCTTTCATTTTTTTCATCATACCCATCATAATCATCTGCTGATTTTCTGCCTCGTATCTCTTCGCAATACGCTTGTCTTTCACTGGGGTAGTCCGTGAGTGTTTTACTGTGTATTCACAATCTTTCACCCAAGACATTATTTGTCTCTCTGGATGCGAAACCTCTGTAGATTTTGACCCTTTCTTAATACCGACTTGGATGGGAATAGTTGTCTGCCGCAACGAATAACCGAATTCATTCATCGTGATTGCCTCGCAGTTCAAATCTTCTGCTGCCTTCACTGCGTCAGCAAATTTGTAGAAATACCGAATTGGTTTCTTGCCATCAGTAGTCCGCACTTGTCCATCAAAATATACAGTGCCGACTTTGCCGTCAACTTGAGACCATCCAACCGATGACTCATCGCAGACATATTCGTTGATGTTTTCTGGAAGTCGGGATTTGAACTCTGCCTTCTCAAGTTTCAACGCTGCTACTTCTTCAGCATCTTTGCCCTTGACCCGACCCGTGCCGTGAGATTTCTTCCATTTGATGTCCGCCAAATAACAGAATTGCTGAATGAATAAATTGATGTCTCCATCCAGCGAATGCCGTTGTGCGAGACCTTCGGCAATCTCCAACATTTGAGAGGTCAGTGGTTTCAGTGCCGATTGGTCAATTTCCAAAGTTCGCACCGACTCAACAGTATAAATTGGTCGGGTAGTTTTGTTCTTGGCGTTGGTGATGGTTGAGAGAGACATTTTTGTTTGTGCTTTTGGTTGTGGGGGTTTTGGATTATCAATTTTATAAGTTTTTGGTGAGATTTGTGTATAGAATTTGTGAAAAGTCGGTAATAAATTGAGAGGGGATTGAAAGCGGATTTGCTTGTGGGGATTTGTGATTGTGCTCTCTGGATTGAGAGAAAAAAAATATTCAATTTTACTGAATATCTCGGGATTTTGTCGCACGAATACCC